TCACTTTTTCGCTGTTTTTGTCCCACTTTTTTCCGACCCCGAAACGCGTGGGACATTTTTGTCCTCATTTCGTTCCAGGCTGAGGTGCTTGATGCCCTCTTTCGCGAGCCGCCGGCGGTTCGCTTTCGACGTGTAGAGCGTGGTCTGCTGCTTCGTCGTCCAGCCAAAAATGGCCATCAGCTGGTCGTCAGTTGCGCCATTTTCTGCGGCGATGGTCGCGCCTGCCTTCCGCAGACCGTGGACGGTGCAGTGGAAAAGCTCTGCCTCGTCGCACCATTTGCGAAAGCGATTCCCGAAACCGTCTTCGGTGAAGGGGCGCCCGTAGTCATTGATCATCCAGGTGAGATCGCCGGTCGGCGAGGCTGCCACAGTCTCCTCCAGGCAGCAGAGCAGCGGGATCTCGACGAGGACGTTCGATGAGTTCGCCGTCTTCTGCGGGCGCATGACGATCCAACCATTCTGCAGGTGCTGGCGGCCGAGAATGATCAGGTCGCTGCGCCGCAGGCCGGTGAAGAGCGCGATGTGAAGAGCTAAACGCGCCTTGCTGCCAAGCGGGTGCTTCGCCTCATACTGGCGGACTTCCTCAATTGACCATGTGTGAAAGCCTTCGCCTGACTTCTGACGCTTGATGCCTGCACATGGGTTGGTCCGCGCCAGGTCGTTCTCCACTGCCCACGCAAACATTGCCGACAGCGCTTTCACAACGTTGTTGCGGGCGCCCATGGTCTGGCGGATCTCATCGCGAACTTCGGTGATGTGCCGACGCTCCATCAGCGCGAAGGGCAGATCCCCGCGCTTCAGTTTTCCTGGCTTGCCGTCCTTATCTGGTTTGATGGTCTCGCAGATTTCTTCAAGCATGCGGATCCGGCGCTCCATCAGATCCACGGAGATCGTGCCGCGCGCCCGGCGCTTGTATTCCTGCAGCAGCCAGCGCAGTGTTCCCTTCGCAGCCGGCGGTGCAACTGGATGCTCTGCCTTCGGCTGGTCGTCCTTGACGTAAGGTATGCCAAGCCGGGCGCAGGCGACTTCTTGTTCAAACTCCGCCGTCCCTGGTTGCTCGTGCAGCCTTACCTTTGGCCGCCCGGGCGCACGGAAATAGTATCGCGGCTCCTTCTTGCGGAAATCACGATCGAGGACGACGCCCTTGGGCAGCTTCGGATACATCTTGCTCATGCATCCCAAGGATTGCTGCCGTCCGGCTCGCCGTCAAGATCGCCCTCGCGCTCCTGGTGCGGAAGGTTTCTGAACGCTTCTGCGATCTCGGTCACGTCGTAGACCAGGCGTCCGCCAATCTTGCGCGGTTTGGGCATGGTTCCAGCCAGGACGGCCTTATCGAACAGCGAGACGCTGATGCCGACGAGCGCGGCGGCCTGTTCTCGGTTGACGCCGAGAGGCGGCAGTGAAAGGGGGAGGATCTCGGCTCTCTGCGCCTTCATTGCTTCAGCCATGTCTTGAAGTCGCTGCGCAGCGCTTTCCAGCGCTCGGCAGCTTGTGGATCGGTATTGAGCTCGGCAAGTGACTGGACGGAGAGGATCGAGCGGACGCGGGTCTTGATGCGCTCGCCGTTGGACGCATCCTGCAGTTCGTGGCGCTCTTCCAGGTATCGGGCGAAGGCGCGATCGTTCTTGCACTTCATCGAAGCCTCGGCGGCGAAGTCCTTCGGATCTGGCTTTGGCTCCGGCGGTGGCTTGGTTGCCTCCAGGTAGGCGCGTACGGCCTCATCACGCAGGATCAACAGCGCTCGGACGTAGAGCGGCGCCTTGCGGATCAGCAGGCGGTCATCGTAGCTGATAGCCTTCTCCAGTGTGGCAATTGGGTAGATCTCGCCCGTCATCGGGTGGCGTCCCGCGATCTGAGGGCGGCCGCTCTCCATGCTGTAGCTTTCCGCCCAGTCTTCGCTGGCAAGCTCGATCACGCCGCGGATCTCTGGAAGCAATGCCTTGGCGTCGGCAAGGTTCATATCAGCCTCCGTGCCGCCCACTTGGCGCAATCGGGACAGGTGTGCTGCAACTCTGCACCCTTGCGCTCGATCTTCCACCCTTCGACCTTGATCTCCTCGACGAGGATATGGAAATCCTCTTCGGCATAGGTGTGGCGGTAGGTGAGAGGGCAGGCGTTGCAGGTGACCTGAAGCTCTCCTTCGTGGTGAATGATCGTCATTGCAGCCATCCCTGACGGAAGGCGGTTGCAATCAAAGCGGCTTCCTTGGTTACGCCCGCAGCCTGCTTGGCTGGCCTGAACCCATAAGGTGGTCCGGTTTCAGTCTTAATGTATGATCGGCTTTTCGGCCATGGCCTGGGCAGATGGCGGTGTCGATCCGGGCGGCGGCGCAGGCCAGATGATAGCCTGCGGTGCCGGCGGTTTATATCTGAGCGATGAGTGCGGCCGCTCGGTGTTGTAGTAGCGTCGCCAAGCCTCGATGATGACCTTTGCCTCGGCGAGGCTATAGAAGATTTCACCGTTGAGCAGTTCGTCGCGAAGCTTCGAGTTGAAGCTCTCGCAGTAGCCGTTCTCCCATGGGCTTCCTGGTTCGATGAATGCGGTCTTCGCACCGACAGCGGCAATCCACTCCCGCACGGCCTTGGCTATGAACTCCGGGCCGTTGTCGGAACGAACATGACCCGGCACGCCGCGCAGGATGAACAGGTCCGACAAGACATCAATGACGTCGGTGGAGTTGAGCTTGCGATCGATGCGGATTGCCAGGCATTCCCGGGTGAACTCGTCGATGATGTTGAGCATGCGGAATTTCCTGCCATTGTGGGTGCGGCCCTCGACGAAGTCATAGGACCAGACATGGTTGGGGTGCTCCGGTCGAAGCCGGATGCACGATCCGTCATTCAGCCAGAGACGCCCTCTTTTCGGTTGCTTCTGGGGAACCTTAAGCCCCTCCCGCCGCCAGATGCGCTCGACGCGCTTGGCATTCACCGTCCAGCCTTCGCACCGCAGCATCGCGGTAATCCTGCGATAGCCATAACGGCCATAGCGGGAAGCGAGCCGGATGATGTCGGCGGTCAATGCCTCTTCATCTGGCCTGCCTCCAGGCCTCTTGCGCTGGGTCGAACGGTGCTGGCCCAGAACCTTGCAGGCGAAGCGCTCCGAGACGGAGAACTTCGCCATGACATGGTCGATGCATCGGCGGCGGCGGGAAGGGCTCAGAAGTTTCCCGAGGCAGCCTCTTTCAAGATCAGTTTCTCGAGCGTCAGGTCCGACACCGCCTTGCGAAGCCGCTCGTTCTCTTTCTCAAGGTCCTTCAGCCGCTTTACCTGGTCACCCTTCAGGCCACCGAACTCCTTGCGCCAGCGGTAATAGGTGAACTGCGTCACGCCGATCAAACGAACCGCTTCGCCAACAGATCGGCCCTGAGACAACAGAACATCGACCTGGCGCAGCTTCGCGACGATCTCTTCGGGCTTGTGCTTCTTCTGGGGCATTCCAACGTCCTCTCCAATGGCTCAATAGCCTACTTCAGGGAGGACCACTTTTCAGGGGGCAGACCAATCGCCTTCGACATGTCGGCCGGGGAAGCGGGCGAGAGCCTGGCGAAACTGAAGACGCAGCTCGGCCTGTCGGTGACAGAGACAAGTGACATGGCGGACGCCATCAATCACCTGTCTAACAACATGGCCTCGAAGGCAAAGGACATCACCCGCTATATGCTGCGGGTGGGTGCCCTCGCCGAGATGGGTGGCTTCACCAAAGAGCAGATCGCCGGGATCGGCAGTGCCATGATCGCGGCGGGTGCCGAGGCGGAAGTTGCCGGCACGGCCATGCAGAACGTCGTGAAGGCCCTGACGAAGGGCAGTTCGGCGAAGAAGTCGCAGAAGGACGTGGCTGCAGCTCTCGGCCTCGATCTGCCGCAGATCGCAAAGGAGATGCAGAAGGACGCTCCGAAGGCGATGAAGAAGGTCCTGCAGGCGATCGCAAAGGCGCCGAAGGATCGACACATTGCCCTGCTCTCCGACTTCTTCGGCGACGAGGCAAAGGCCTTTGCGCCGCTGATCGGCAACATGGGGCTGCTGGAGCAGGCGCTCGACAGCGTCAGCGACCGCACGCGCTATGCCGGTTCGGCCTTCAACGAATTCGTCGAGCGGTCGAATACAGCGCAGAACACGCTCGACCTTCTCGGCAACAAGATCGCCAATCGCTTTTGGGAAATCGGCGATCGGATGCTCCCGACCATCAAGGAAGGGGCGCAGGCGATCGGCTATGTCATCGACACGCTCGACTCGCGTGTCTCGGTCTTCGACGAGATCGAGGCCGCAATGATGGGCTTTGCGAACGGGCTCGGCTATTCCGGCGTTCGCGAGATCGTCGAGGACATGGGCGACCTGTTCTTCGGCAAGATCGATCCGACGGCCGGTGACCAGCTCGGCCGGATCTTCATGAAGGCGAAGGACTGGGGCGCCTCGATCCGCGAGTTGAATGCAGCGATTCAGGAAAATCCAATCGCGCAGTTCTTCGCGGATATCGCCCCTTACGGCCTGCAGATCATGGCATGGGGTGCTGGGATCGCACTGCTGGCGGGTACCGTCCGAAGTCTGGCCTCTGCCCTCTTCCTTCTCTCCGGTGCGTCGACCATCCTCGCTGCCTTGCGGGCCGTGGGCACGATTGCCGGTATCGTCGGCGGTGGCGCGGTTGCCGGCGGAGTCGCTGCGGCAGGAGCTGGCGCTGCGGGATCTGCCGGAGGCGCTGCGGGGGCGGCCGCGACTGGTGCCGGCGCAGCCTTCATGTCCCGTCTGCTCGGTCTGGCGCGCCTCGGCGTCGCGGGTGCTGCAGCCGGCGGTACCTATGTGGCCGGCAAGGAAGTCGTCACCGGAGAGACGCCCTATTCCGAAGGGAAGGCATGGATTCCCAGTCCGACGGATGCGCTGCACTGGCTGAAGGAAGGCATCGGCGATTTCTTCTCTGATGTGAATGTCGCTGCGCCGCCTTCCGTTTCGTCACAGATGGCCCTCGATGCGGCACGCGGCGCTCGCGCCATGGGCATCGGTGGCAACACGACGGAAACACTGCCCGGCAAGACAGCGGACGATCTGGGCATCGGCCAGCCGATCAAGCTCGACGCGGCCAGCATTGATGCGATGACGCAGCCGCGCGGGACGCAGGACGTCAACGTCCTCAATCCTCGACCGGCGCCCAACGTCAATCTCAGCGTCACCGTGCCAGTCTACGGCGTCACCGATCCGGGAGAACTGGCAAGCCGGGTCTCTGGCATCGTCGGACAGAGGCTGCGCGACGAGGTCGCCGGCATCTATGCCGACACGGAATATGGAGTTGCCTGATGCTGTATCTGATCGGAGCGCTGAACCTCGACACGCGGCCCTTCAGCGTCGAAGAGGTCCAGCGGACGATGTCGGCCGACTTCGCCGACAAGCCGATCGTGGGCGGAAGGATCGCCCGCGAGTTCATGGGTGAAGGGGAAGACAAGCTGACGCTGTCCGGCCAGCTCCTGCCCTTCAAGACGGGTGGCCTGACCGAGCTGGAGCTTGCCAAGAGCATGATGCTGGCGGGCCGGCCGCAGCCTGTCCTGCGCGGCGATGGGGCTCGTCTCGGATGGTTCACGATCGACAAGATCTCGGAAGGCCACAAGGAACTGATGCGCGACGGCGTGGGCTTCTTCATCCGGCATTCGATCGAGATGACGAAGGTCAGTGCGGAGAACGGTTCGCCCTCCGTCATCGGCAATATCCTCTCCCTCTTCGGACTGCTGGAGTAGACCATGCCGCAAACATTCCAGATCCGCCGCGAGGGCATGACCGTGGAGCTTCTGCTCCACCAGGCCTACGGCGTCGAGGGGCGCTCGCTCCTTGAAGAAACCCTGCGGAAAAATCCCGGCCTTTCGAGCCTCGGCACGATCCTGCCACTTGGAACGGTACTCACCATTCCCGACAAGCCGGCCGTTAATGCGGCCGTCTTCAAGCCTGTCGTCTCTCTTTTCGGAAACTGATCATGCCCTGGACAGTGGAATGGAAAGTCTTCGTCGATGGCGATGACGTGACCTCGGCCATGAAGCCTTTCCTGATGAAGATCTCGATCTCTGACAAGGATGGCTCGGCCAGCGACACCTGCAGCCTCGAACTCGACGACAGCGGCGGCCAGCTGAAGCTGCCGGCAGAAGGGGCGAGCGTCGAAGTATTCCTGCAAGGTGTTTCAGCCTTCAGCGGGAAGGTCGACAGCGTGCGCTCCAAGGGTGCGCGCGGAAGCGGCCGGACGCTCTCGGTCGGTGCCAAGGGCTTCGATGTCAAGGGCAAGGCGAAAGAGCCGCAGTCGCACCATATGGACGATGCGAGCCTTCAGCAGTTCCTCGACAAGGCGGCCAAGGGCGCCGGACTGAAGGGGATCACCATCGATCCCGCCTTTGCCGGTATCGTGCGTGACTACTGGTCGGCCAGCTCCGAGAGCTTTCTTCATCTCGGGCAGAAACTGGCGCGCGAGCTTGGCGGCACGTTCAAGATCCGGGGCGACCAAGCGGTGCTGGCGAAGCGCGGACAGGGACTAAGTGCGACCGGACAGCCGCTTCCGACGATCGTCGGCATTGCTCCGCCTCCCAACTCGACAGACGGCAATGTCATCAACTGGGATATCGCGCCTCTTGAGGGGCGCGCGAAGTTTGCCCGCACCAAAGCCCGATACTTCGATCGCGCAACCGCAAGCTTCAAAGAGATCGAGGTCGAGACGGGCGTCGAGGCGGATGCGACCGGCGAGGTGCGCACCACGGTTGCCGACGAAGAGCAGGCCAAGGCTGTCGCCGAGGGGCGCAAGACCAACAGCGAGCGCGAGGGCGGTCAGGGATCGGTCGAGATGGATCTCGACGCGACGGCGCAGGCGGAGGGAACTTTCATCATGAAGGGCGCCCGTGCGGGGATCGATGGCGTCTACCGCATCAGTGGCGTGGACAAGAAAGCCGACCGCTCCGGAGGCGCAACTATGCGGCTGGAGATCAAGCAGCCGACCGAGGGGGCTGGCAAGGATGATCGCCAGCCGTCGACCGACAAGAGCGGTACGTCTGCAGGCGCCGAGGGTGGAGCGTCCGGCGGGGCGGCTGGCGGCGAAAACGCCGCGGCCGCCGGCGGCCGATCGGACAGCTTCGCGGATTACAACCGGCGGTACGGGCGGACCGACGAGAACTGAGTGAGCTTTCGGCTGCGGCCGCAAGAGGATCATGTGACGCGCGTTAGCAAATCAGAAAAATGGGGGGCTAGGTCAAAGCCAGATTGAAATCAATAGAGCAGTCGTGCCATGCATCCAAGCATGATGAGACATAACGACTACCGGCCTGACGTCGACGGCTTGAGGGCTATAGCTGTCCTTGGTGTCATGCTGTTTCACTACGGTATTGGATGGTTACCGGGTGGATTTGTTGGCGTGGACGTCTTTTTCGTCATCTCCGGCTATTTGATCACAAGCATCATCCGGAGAGACATCGAAGACGATAGGTTTAGTTTTGCGCGGTTCTATATGCGACGCGTTCGCAGGATCGTTCCCGCACTACTGGCCGTCATGTTCATATCGATGGTGCTCGGATGGTTTCTTCTGACGCCTGGTGATTACGAGAAGCTTGGGCAAAGCACGGCATTCGCTTCAGTTGGCCTGGGTAACCTGTTCTTCTACTGGAACACGCATTATTTCGCGCAATCTGCTCACCTCCAGCCGCTTCTTCACACATGGTCTCTTGGTGTGGAGGAACAGTTTTATCTAGCGTGGCCCATCGGACTATTCCTGGTTGCCCGCCTTCGATCCAGACGCCTAATGATCGTTGCGATTGCCTTGGTTCTGGTTCTGGGGCTAGCGATCTCGTTGGTCGAGGTAGAGAGAAACGCGAAAGCGGCCTTCTACATGCCGTATTCGCGCGCGTGGGAGTTGGCGCTGGGAGGCATTATTGCCTTCGCGCCTGTAATCGCGAGTAAAGCGATCTCCAGCATGTTTTCCATGGTTGGTGTGTTGGCAGTGCTAGCAGCCTACGTGCTGGTGCGGGCAGAAAACTTTCCCGGAGTTCAGGCGGTTCTTCCGTGCATGGGGGCCGCGCTACTTGTGTGGCCTCGAAGAGAGGGTTGGCTTTTAGCATTCCTTGCTCGGATGAGACCGATCGGTCTGATCTCTTATAGCCTTTACCTTTGGCATTGGCCGATATTGGTGTTCTTCAGGCATTACGCTAGCCAAGAGCCAACCGACTTGGAAAAGGCTGTTCTGGCAGTCGTCACCTTCGCATTTGCATACTTTAGTTGGAAATTTGTTGAGCAGCCATTCAGGGGGCAGGGGGATCGTCAGGTTCCTCTTCTCGTTCCGATTTCTGCGAATGCTGCCGCGGTTGTGTTTGGGCTGTTCATCTCTGTGAATCAGGGGTTTGTCCAACGCGCGCCAGCCATCGCACGTGATCTGGCTGATCTCGATACCATGTGGAATTGGAGTTGTGCCGATACCGTCAAGATAGCGGGTAACGACTATTGCGGATTTGGGGCAAAATGGGGGGAGGCGGAGACCCGGGCTTTGTTGTGGGGAGATAGTCATGCAGAGCATCTAGCTCCGATCCTGGGCGCGCTGCATCCGGATACTGCCTTCCTCCTTGCAGGACCGTGCCTGCCGTTAGCGGGGTCTCTCGTCTTGGTCGATCTTGGAGGAGACTCTCGCTATTTCGATACCTGTCGGGCCGCTCAAAGCTTGCATCTGAGCACCATAGAGGCTGCGGATATTGACAATGTAATCCTTTCAGCTGCGTGGACATCGAGACTTACTCAGCTTGTGTCTCGGACGATGTCAGCCGCTCCTGAGGTCTTGCTTCAGGAGGGGCTCAGGGACTTGCTGGGTCGCAAGGAACTCCAAGGGCGTCACGTTAGCATCATCACCGACACGCCCTGGATCGCGCCAGGCGCGGATCCAACATGCTCGGTGGCCCGCACCTATCTCCTCAGGAAAGATTGCCCGCAGCTGCAGATCTCATTGAGTACCTTCGAGGCCGAGACCGAAAGAGTGAGGCGATTGATCGAAACTGCTGCACGGGAAAGTCGTGCGCGCATTATCGACCCATCTTTAGCTCTTTGCGGCGCAGGGCTTTGTCGAACTGACTTTGGCGGAATCTCCTTTTACAGAGACGGCGATCACTTTCGCCGCAACCTTGGCGATGATGATCTAAGGCAGCTTGGCAAGTTGTTGTCTTTAGATCAGCTTCGACTGTAAGCGCCGGCTGGCGGATGAGCCGGCCAAGCAGATGCATCATTCAGCTTGTTGCGAGTGGCACACCCTTGTGATCGGCCAAGGCCAGCACTCGTGTCGGTCCGACCGAAGTACGGCGCGTAAGCGACGCCGGAAAAAAAGCAATCAGGCGAGTCCGTAACGCTCCGGCCAACCTTTGGTCTAGCAGCATCTCACTTACTAACATCAGGAGAGCATCATGAATCTGCCCATCACGGCGGAGCAAATCCGCTTGGCTGCAAAGAACAGGGGGAGCGAGGCAAACCTCAACTCGGTCCTGACCTCGCTCGACCGCTATGCCGCCGACGTCGACCTCGACCGGCTGCATCGCATGATCCATTACCTCGCGCAGCTGATGCACGAGAGCGGGTCCTTCAAGTGGGATCAGGAGATCTGGGGCCCGACGCCGGCGCAGCAGCGATATGACACCCGGACGGATCTCGGCAACACGCCGGAGAAGGATGGCGATGGCTACAAGTATCGCGGGCGGGCGGGTATCCAGATCACCGGCAAAGCCAACTATCAGGCCTTCCGCGACTGGTGCCGGGAAAGGGGTTATAATCCGCCGGACTTCGTCAAAGATCCTGACGCGATCAACAGCGACCCATGGGAAGGCCTGGTGCCGATCTGGTACTGGACGACCCGCAACCTCAACAAGTGGGCCGATCAGAACGACATCGAGACGATCACGCGTAAGATCAACGGCGGCAAGAACGGCCTTGCCGATCGCATGGACTATTACGGACGGCTTGCCCTCGTCATCTGCGGCTACGGATTCAGCTCGGCCGAGGTCAAGCGGTTTCAGCGCGATCACGGGCTTGCGGCCGATGGCGACGTCGGACCGAAGACGCGGGCTGCGCTTCATACGCGCCTGGTCGAGCTAGGCGGTGGCGCCGGCGCCGGCGTCCGATCCGCGCCCGTGGTGGAAGAAACGGTCGTCGAGAAGGAAGTGACCGTAACCGTTCCGGTCGATCGGCCGGTCGTGCCGGCGAAAGTCGAGAAGGAAGTGCGCCAGAAAACCAACTGGGTCACCGGGATCTTCGGCACGAGTGGCATTGCTGCGACGGCCTTGACTTGGCTTGCCGGCATGGATCGAGACTCCCTTATCCTGATGGGCGTTCTCTTCGTCCTCGCCATGGCCGTGATCCTGCTCGGCGGGGAATGGATCATCCGCCGCGTCAAGGCGCTGCGCCGCGAAATTGAGGGGGCGTGACATGGGGCCGATCGTATCCATCCTGATCGCCGCTGCGGCCAAGGCCGGGGCGCCGATCGTCAAGGGCATCCTTGAGAAGCAGCTCGGCGGCACGGCCGGCGAGATCGGCGGGACGGTCATCGACGCGATCGCCGAGAAGGCCGGCGTGGCGCCGGAGAAGATCCCTTCTCTGCCGGAGCCGCAGATCGAGGCGGCCGTGCTGGCGGTCGAGCAGCAATCGCCTGAGCTGATCCTCGCTCACGTCGAGGCGCAGAAAGAGGCCAACCGCCTGCAGCTCGCCGAGATGAGCAAGGAAGGCTGGTTTGGCTGGATGTGGCGGCCGGCCGGCATGTGGCTGATGCTGGTCTGTGTTGCCTGGCTGATGTTCCTGCGGCCGCTGTTCAACGCCCTTCTCTGGGGTCTGGGCTCGACGGTGCAGGTCGAGGTCGGGCTCGACATCGCCAACTTCCTCGCGATCTTCACGATCTACACAGGGCTTTATATGGGCGGAAATACGCTGATCCGGACGGTGAAGAAGGCGCCGTCATGATCGTGCTTCGCAGGGTTTATGATGGGGTAGCAGATCACTTCAAGATCCGCGCTTCCGAATGGGTCATGCTCTGGCCGGCCTTTGGCCTCTGGTTCGTGCTGCAGCTTGACCCTGACATGTTCACGACCTCTCCGTCTTTCGCGGTTCTCGCTGACTGGGGAGAGGAATCTACCTGGGCGTGGTTCCTGTTCGGGTGCGGCCTCGCTCGCCTTTTCGCGCTCACGATCAACGGCACGTTCCGGGGCTTTGTCTTCTCACCGCATATTCGCGCGACCGCCTCGCTGATTGGTGCGGCCGTCTGGTCGCAAGTCAGCCTCGGCTTCCTGATGGCCTGGCTCACGGCGGGCGGCGCACCTTCCGGCGTGATCGGCTGGTCGACGATGGTCTTGCTCGAAATCGTCAATACGCATCGGTCCTGGGCTGATGTTGGAAAGCAGGGATTGGATGCGGGCTGATGGACTGGGCAGCGTTGGACTATGAGAAGATCGCAAACGCTATCGTCATCCTGGTCGTTGGGCTGGCGGCAGGTCTAGGGCTCAAGTCTGGTCGCAGCGGGCGGCGGTCGACGGCAAACAGTGGAGGGGACGCCGTCGAGATCGCCGGCGCTCTGATCGACAGCAGCACGGCCAAAGCTCTCGAGGCCGGCGTGAAGTCGCTGTCATCCGCGGTGGAGGCAGCATCAGTCGAGAACCTGAACTACCGGAAGTCGATGGAGCGGGGGGTCGAGGATCTGACCGACGCGCTAAAGGAAGTCACTCACGCGCTTGCTTCGCTGAAAGAGGAGATCATCCGCAGCAAGCGCGGGTAGGGAACCGCTGATCAATAATGGGCCGCTCCGGAGACGGGGCGGCCTTTTTTGCGTTCTATGCACTAGAACCAGCCGAATAGCTGCGCCAGGTGGCCGACGAGGCTGCCGATCCCGGCGAGGATGGCGATTGCGAACAGGGCGTAGATCAGCCATTCCTGCATGCACATGACCCTAACGGCGTCTGCGGATGATCTTTTCGAAGATTGATGCTTCTGGCGGCGCTTCCTCGCTGGGTGCGTGATTGCAGACAGGGCAGGGCATCCCCGCTGCTCCACAGTCGCAGGCTCTGTTGCCGTCCCATGGCCGGCGTGGGTGCCTCTCGCAGACCCATCCCGTCCCGTCGCAGTTGTCGCAGGCGCGTTCTGCCATCTCACCCTCCAGCAGTTGCTACGGTATCTTAAGCAGTCGGTGGTGCAATGGGGGCATGACAAAGCGCCCGCGCAAGACATCGAAGCCGCTGCTGGTGGACGAGGATCTGCCGCTGAAGAGCGGCAAGGTTCGCCGGCGCGATCCGAAACAGCCTGAGCTTCCCTTCGATCCCATGCCGGATAGGATCGAGCCATGCCTGGCGAAGCTGGTGGCGAAGCCGCCGCACGGAGACGAGTGGTCCTACGAGTTGAAGTGGGACGGCTATCGTCTTGCGGTCCACATAGAGACAAACGGCGTGCGCATCATCACCCGCGGCGGGCATGACTGGACGCACCGCTTTCCGGGCATCGAAGCGGCGGCACGACGGTTCATGCCGAACACCATGATCCTTGATGGTGAGGCGGTGGTTCTCAACGAGCAGGGGATCCCTGATTTCGGCCGGCTGCAGAACTCACTCGGCGGTCGGGGAGGGAAGTTGCCGGCTGGCAATGCCATCCTATTTGCCTTCGACCTGCTCTACCTCGGCGGCCACGACCTGACCAAGATGGAATACTCGGCACGGCGACGCCTTCTCGAGGATGTGCTCTCAGACAGCCAGGGCGGCATCCGCCTTTCGGAGGAGTTCGACGAGGATCCGGACGAGCTAGTCCGTCACGCCTGCGCGCACGAGCTCGAAGGCATCATCGCGAAGCACCGCGGGCGGCCGTACAGATCGGGGCGGACCGGAGACTGGCTGAAGATCAAGTGCGTGCAGAGCGACACATTCGCCATCGTCGGCTATGAGCCTTCGACAGCGCTGCCCGGAGCGATCGCCAGTCTGCTGCTGGCCGCCCGCTACCGCGATGGCTGGAAGTATGTCGGCAGTGTCGGGACCGGTTTCAAGCACGACGAGGCCCGCCGGCTGAAGAAGCAGCTCGACAAAATCAAGACGAGAGTCCCGGTCGTGAGCGTGCCGGGAAAGAGCCTGGTGATGACAGGTCCATCATTCGCGGCCGAGATCGAATACCGCGCCTGGACACATACCGGCACACTCCGACATCCATCATTCAAAGGCCTGCGAGAGGCCGAAGACTGGGCGGAGATCTACCGGCTGGCGGATTAGCTTCCCTGTGTAATCCGAGGCTTGGAAGGGACAACAAGCCGGTATCGTTCGCGAAGATTGCAGCTCCGAAAGTTGCCACGGCCACAATGCCTATGACGAGTAGCGCCGTCATTATCCTGCTCACTCGGCGCGTCTCCTCAACTCCTTGAGGAGAGCGAATAGCTCGTCGTTGGCCGCCTTACTCAGCGCCAGGTGGTCGCAGACATCGTTGATCGCAACTAGAACCTCTTCCTCCTGCCACCCGGCCGCGACGGCGTTCGCCACCACGTCCTGAACCGCAAGCTCGACCGCATGCTGGCAAAGCAGGTGCCGGTCCTCGGGATCACAGTCAGCTGGTGGAAGCGGGATGATCATGTGGTTGAGGTAGAGTCGCCGCGGCTGTCGGCAAGATCCCGTGGCTCCACGGCCCGGAAGGTCACCGACCAGGTCGAGCCCTTGTAGTATCCCTCCGCCATCCGATCCATCTCCAGGAAGGAAAGGGCATCATCCAGTTCCCGCGCCGGTATGTGCTTCGCGAGTAGTGCGAGAGCGTCATCTACGGTCATCGTTCGATCGAGTGCAGTCGCTGGTGAGGTGAAGTGGATATGGACGGAACGGCTGGGCATGGCAGCGACTTAGGGGCGACTGTGCGATCGACAAGGCTGCCCACTCAGGCATTCCGTCAAGGCCCGCTTCATCCGAGCCCCATTGCGTCCGTATCATAAACGAGCATGCATCGGTCATAGTACGGGTTGCCGATCTTCTCACAGCCTTCCGCTGCCGCAATCCGCAGTCGGAGCGAGGGGAGGCATGTGTCGCCGACCTTTGCTAGAAGGGCACTCGCGTCGTATCTGCGGCGCATCCCGCAGCGGGAGCAATGGAGCAGTATCTTCCTTCCAGCGAAATCGGAAAGGTGCGGGTCTCGCGGTTCATCATCGGGCATCGGCTTTCGGCGCATGGGCGGTGTCTCTCACGTAGAGACCGCCGCACCGGTCGAGGTTGCCCCGCCGCCACTCGGGTGGAGGAGAGATGGCGCTGAAGGTCGGTACCGTCAACAGCTACATTAGAACTTCCACAAAGGAAGAACGGGAGGAGAACATGCTGCACGGATTTTGCACGTGCTTTCACGTAATGTCACGTTTTGTTCCGCTTTTTCATGCAGTGTCACGAAGGAGCACGGTGGGCGCCGCTAGGTGAAAAGCTATGATAATCAATGCGGTTGATGGTGCTGCTAGCGAGATTTGAACTCGCGGCCTCTCCCTTACCAAGGGAGTGCTCCATCAGGCTGATTTCTTAAGGATCGGCTTTGCTATCCGAGCCACATGCTCTGTGAGGACGGAGCCGATCGTCTCACCTAGCGGAACAGGGACGGCATTCCCTATGAGGCGCCCCAGCGTGGCGAAGCTTACCTTATCCCCGTTCCGAATAAACTTGTAGTTGCGGGGGAAGCCTTGAAGCATTGCGGCTTCTCGAAGAGTAATCGCTCGGTCTTGTGCTGGATGGCCGAACCTTCCATTCCCGTAGCCAAAGGCCTGAGTGGTAATAGTCGGTGCCGGCGCATCCCATTCCATTCGGCCGTAGACTGAAGGATATGTTGAGCCTGTTGACCTTTCATGTCAGGCCGCGAGAAGCCTCTCAGGCCAATCTCGCCAGGTGCCGCCTGGTTTGGATGCCCTGATGCGTTCTAGATTCAACGAACTAAGGCGGCAGGCTCGATGAAGGGGATCTTCAGGATGGACTTCACCTGCAGCAAGCTCTGGAAGGCCTCCGATCGTTTGGCGAACCGTCACGCGAGGCAGGTCAGATGAAGGGAGCGATACCGGGCCGAACCGGGATGCCAACAGCACGAGCCTCTTGCGCGTCTGAGGTAGCCCCAAAGTCTGACATTCCACCACGGAATAATGTACCCAGTACCGTTTTTCTAGCTCGTCAACGAAGTTGGTGAAGACCTCTTGCGTTGCCAGTGGCGGCACATTTTCCATCGTCACCAAGTCAGGTGATAGCTCCTTTACAAGCTCGGAAAATCGTTCCACCAGTCTCCAGTCGTCGGGGTGACTCTTCCTTTTCGCAGATCTGTCGCCAGCGCGCTTTGCCTTACGAGAATAAGTGGAAAACGGTTGGCATGGTGCGCAGCCTGCCAGCAGCGTGACGGGTGCGTCGTCGAGTGCATCTCGGATCACGCTCGCCGGCATCTGGCCGATGTCCGCGTGAAGGAACTTAGCACTATTGTTAGCTTCAAAGGGATATTGGCAGTCAGGGTCCTTGTCGACGCCCAACCGGACATCAATGCCGGCTCGTTCCAATCCGTGCGTCAGTCCGCCAACCCCGCAAAAGAGATCGACGGCTACGATTTTGTCCTCAGAGGTGGTCAT